AACATATGTGCGTAACGCTCATCTCTTCGGAGGTGGGCGTTTAGCTAACCCGCTATTTATCACAGCCGCCGTCGGCCTCGCGTATCAAGTTCTCGAAAAGTACGGAGTAGCCCCGGATTTCGGAACGTGGCAGATCGGCGTAGACATCGTATCGTACGCGTTGATTGGAACTGGCGTGTATAGTACGTTCAATGGGGCGAAGCCGAAAGCGGGGCAGAGTACGGAGAAGTAGCGAATATGATGCGGACTCATTTGCGCGATTTTGCGTAGGTGGGTCCGCTATTTTTATACATAGGAAAAATATACTAGATTATGGCTTGGTTTCATAGTAAAATATGTCTATATTAGTCGAGAGGATGTATTTTATGGAGGAATTAAGTAGTATCAATTTGAACAATGAATATGATAACGGGGTGCTGTAAATGAAACAAATTCTCACTATTGCTTTGGGGATTGTCTTAGCTGTGGTAATCCTTTCCTTTTGTTAAGATGAGAACATACCTTAATAAAAGTTTGTTTCAAGAGATAGTTGCATTTATATTATGTTTTGTCTTATACGGCATGAATGAAGGCGTATTAAAAGATACTGGAGGAGCGGCGGGAACTTTTTTTAAAGGCTACTTTAACGACTTGCTTGCGCCCATTATTTTAGTCTCATTTGTAAGCATTCTCTACTTTATTACAACAAGAAAACTATTGATAAATTTTTGGTGGTCGCTATTATTGGTAGCATTCGCATCGCTTTTTTGGGAATATGTAACTCCCCTATATAAAGCCTCAACTAGCGACCTTTGGGATTTGTTAGCCTATCTTGTGGGGTTTTTAGTGTATTGGGTTATAGTGAAGATAGTCCTAAAAAGAGCTTAATCATTATCTCGTTTTTACGCGCTATACTTAGGTTCATTTATCGTATTTTCACCGCAAATCAGCGCCATAACCCCGTCCTTAATACCCACATAAGGGTAGCGCCATAAACGCCTAATTTCACGTTAAAAGCCCGTGTCCTCAACGTAGAGGATTACGGGCTTTTTCGTTGTTTATACGGACTTCCGCCAGGGGTATTTACATTGCATACACCCTTCTCGGCCTCCGTGCGTTAAATGCACGGTGGTTTTCTATGGTCATTTTAAATGACGGCAGCTTTCTCCGCGCGCGCCTCCGCAAGTTCCCGCGCTTCGCGTTCCGCCTTGAGTGCGGTCTTTACTTCGCGCAGTTCGCGTACAGTCATTTCGTCTGGGGATTTTGTGACGCCAGATTTCAGCGTATGTTCCCGAGTGCGCTCGTCAGGCGGAAGCGTTGCGATTTCGTAGAGGGCTCGAAAAGGTAGTGCCGACCACGTGGTCGTATCTTCTCCAAACTCCTCTACTACACGGACCAACCTTTGCGCTTGCCGCTCATGGATGTCTACCACAGTGAGCCAACGCAACCAGCCTCCCGCTGCTTCTCGCTGTCGAGCGATGTTTCGCACACCTATATCCAGGCTATCCGTTTTTGCATCGCGTACTTCCTTTAAGCGTACGCCAATTTCGAAGATAGCTTCGCCTGCGACGCGCTTGTATGCGTTGATTTCCGCAGTTATCGTAGGTAAATCGGATGATAAAGTTGCGACTTCACTCACGTTAATTCCTCCTTTCCGAGCCAGTGACGTGAATACTATTCCCCCCATCCCTACTTAAAGTGAATAAATAAACCTATTATAGGACAAAACGTACATCGTATCATCGGTATGTGAGAGATTCGTATGCACGAACAAATCGTCATTCGCTACGTAGCCGCCCGTTTTGCGGATCGTAGGCAAAATCTCGCCAGTTACCCATTTGCGGAAGGCACGCGCTTCTGGCTTACGACTCTCAAGGATTACATCATAGAGCCCGTCCTCATTGATAATCGTCGCATTATTGGCTCTGTCACGCGAATCTTTGACGGTGTGGGTTGAAACCACATCGCCACTCAATCGACGTCGAGACATCCCACCGTAAAATCGCCGCATATCAGGCCGTTAAATTCTACGTTAAGGGGTACGCACAATATGCGTATCCTTTTCGTCTTTGTCAAGGTTACGAGTCATGCTGAATGGAACGGAGGTAGGTGCTGATTTCACGTTATTCCTCCTCTACCAGCGTGATTATTTCGCGAATATCAGTAATACCGAGCGCCCCAGCAATTTCTTCGATATGTTTAAAATTTATGTTCTCTCTCTTCTCGTTAGCCAGTTCAGACAGTGCAGCCCTTCGGACACCTGTCTTCAGGGACAGCTCATTTAAAGAAATTCCCCTCGACTTTATTAACTCACCAAGTACCACTTTTACCTTCATTTTAGCGCACTCCTAAAATTATTTTAAAAAACTATTGACTGTACTCATAAGCGTACACTATAATCGAAACAAATGTTGTACGTATAAGCGTACGATAAGAAAGATTATAAGTTTTCATTTATTTTCCCATTTAACATCGTACCGTAACGAAGCATCACCGTCAGGGTGTCAATTGAACTTACACCCGCAACTCATCCTATATATCCCGCTTGGAGGCGAATCATATGTCAATCACGTTAGGTTTCATCCGTAATCGTCGCGAAAGTAACGTCATCCTCACGGTCGGAAGCGGCCGCACTCGTCAAGAACTCCGCGTTACATCGGAATTATTCTTCACTATTATACCGCAAGCTGATCCGTATCTCTACGGTGGCGTAGTCAAAACTACTCCGGCACAACTCGTCGAACTCGGCTTTGAATTAGACGCAGAAATGAAACGGGAAGTCTTCCGTGTTGTTCGTCCGCTAGTTACTCCGGCGCACGTTCGTTACGTATTCGATCCGACTACGGGCAACTACATATTGCGCTACGTCGGCACGCGTCAGGAACTCGTCATACAGCCGCGAGCATTCTGGAAGACAACGGGAGTCAGTCGGCGCTCGCCACTCGGAAGCCTAACGTTGTCAATGGACATCATGCGTGAACTCGGATTCATAGTAGGGAAGGGAGGCGTCAGGGTTGAACGTAACAGTAAATTCGCCAGCTACGCGTAACATCGTATTGTCACGCAAGACTCGCAAACGCATCGTAACTGTACTTAAATTCGTCTATGCAGTCGTATTGGTCACGCGAGAGGTGTTGACGTAATGTCGTACTTGGAAATATTCACGGATTATCGGCTTGGTTCGGAAACCTACGGTGATGCCTTAATGATCGCGTCCCGTTTCTATACACTCGCGGTCGGTAACGTTTTGGGGAGTCCGCACTTCACCGACGCGGAGCGGATTGAAGCACTTAAGGAACTGCATGTAGCATTTAACAACGTATTTTCAAAAGTAGGCGTTTCTTAATGGCGGCCGATCACTGTTATAGATGCGTCGTCGAGTTCGGAGACATCCGCATGACCTTTCCGGTGTACGCACCGCGCCAGCTTACGAAGGACGAACTCCGGACGATTGCGATCGAGCAGGCGGTCCAGAACGCGAATGACACCGGACATAACGTTAAGAGTACCGACATTAAGCCAGTCGGATTTAACTACGAAGGAGCGTACGAAAATGGAGACTAAAACAAACGTATTGGAGAAAGCGGCGCTTGCTTATGGTCCGTACGACCTGCCGCATATGTATGAGCTCGTGGAGGGCGTTTTGTACGATGATCGCTATTTCTTTCATCTTGAGACCGGAATCCTCTGGCTCCGTCACGTCCGCAAGATCGAGCATCCGGAACACACGCACTTATTTATCGACGGAGACTCCGGCGGTCTTCAACTCGGGAAGAACGTTCAGCGCGACTTGTTGGAAGTTGTCACGGAAGTCCTCGACCATATCCGCGCCATGAACGGGTTAACGTTTTTGGTCGATGAACTCTTATGGCTCGAAGACCGTGGTGATATCGAATTAAATCTCGTTAAAAAGAAAGGATAACGCGCCCTCCGATGAACCTAAACGCCAATATGGGGAGGAGACGCGCGTGCATTACCCGGCTGCCTTTGCGCTAACATTGGCAGTCAATCGTTAATGTCCGTACTTTTCGACGTCAATCGAAGGGATCGCCATGCGGACGCTCGGCCAGCGCTAACAGGTCTCTGCTTTAACGCTGAGTAGCGCTAACTGCTCGGTGGTTCTCCGGTCGGTCTACGTATGACGCGCCAACGTCTCGGTAGGCTGGCCGATTTCACTAGAGCGAAACCCGGGTTTCCTTTTAATTACAACGCGATGCGGAGGCGGCAACCTCCGTTCAGGCACATCGCTTCATATAAATAGTGGAGGGACGAACGTAACAGGCTGCGGACGTCTCTTCCGTGCTTTATAATAAGGTATACGATGGGAACCCATGTTTGGTTTCGCAATTCGTAAAATATTTCTTCTTACTGACTTCATTTCACTAAAGCGAATAAATAAACCTATTAATATGCAAAACGTACACGTTTCGAATCAGCAAGTTTGGAGAAACGATCGAGGCCGTACCACAATGCTGATCCAAATAATGGGGGTGTCAATTGAACTTACACCCTTCTCGTAAGGGTTAATTTGTATCAGAGTAGTCCAGGGATGGGTCAGTTGGTGATTTATGTAGAAATTTCCTTAGAGAACGCTTATTATTTGACTATACCACTAAACGGAAGGTGAGAGGAAACATGGCGATTGATATTCCAATGTCAAACATCCAACCCAACCCCAACCAGCCCCGCAAGCAGTTCGATGAGGAGTCTTTGCGGGAGCTTGCCGATTCGATCGTTGCTGACGGACTGCAGTCGCCGATACTCGTTAGAAGAGTCGGAGAAGGTTACGAAATTGTTCAAGGCGAGCGGAGGTATCGCGCCCATGTACTCGCGGGCTTAAGTTCTATTCGTGCAGAGATACGCGATTTAAGCGACACGGAAGCGTTCCATTTAGCCGTAATTGAAAATATCCAGCGCGAGCAACTGACCGATATCGAGGAGGCGCACGCGTTTCAGAATTACGTAGAACTGGGTTACACTCACGAACAGGTTGCGGAAAAGGTCAAAAAGAGCCGCACCTATGTGACGTCCAAGCTTCGCCTGCTTAAGCTCATTCTGAAATACAGGATCAGATCGCAGCGGGAAACATATCCGGTGGGCACGCTGTCCAAATCCTTAAAGCGGAGGCCATGATATCGAGGTTTTGCGGGAAGACGAAGGACCCTGTAGGGGACGGAAGCCTATTCGACCATTTTCAGACGCACTACTTTTTGCCTCAGATCAATAAAGGCAAAGCTACGGTGGCCGACGCTGCGGGATGGGTTGATACTCTGCGCAGCCATCTCTTATGGGCGATGATCGCGGTATTCAATGGAAGGTGGGACATGTTTTACGAGCACCGAGGGCGGATCACCGCTCATGGATTCTGCATGACGTACGGTCTGAAAATTGAGGCGATTACAGAGGGGGATGTAGACTTCTTGCTTGAGCGGATGCTAGCGAGCGCAGGAAAGGAAAAAGACGCACCGCCACGATGGGAGATATATCAAAGAATGGACTATTTAAAGGAACGCCTCTTCAAAAATGGAACTCCGTCATGGCCTGCTGAGGAGATTGCGCGCAGGAACGAGAAAGTGTACGACGAGGAAACCGGCAGGTTCGACAGTGACGCTCTCGAACGGATTTTTGACTGGCAGTTCGGGATAGCTTCAGAATAAGGGAATGTGTCACGTGACACAATGTCGGACAGGCGATGTCTCGTCTAGATAGTGATGAAAAAGCTGACGTCATTTTAAATGACACTACCTCGGCACTGAACATGATCAGTATTCAGGTTTATGTATCGACATTATAATATTAGAAAAAGAAGGAGGATGCCTATGAACTTCAAAGATTCCATTAAAGCGTACCAAGAAACTGGTGATCTCAGCGTCATCAATTGGATTATGGATGATGTTGAGACGGTCGACTTCATGGACAACCCTACACGGAGGTACGCCTCTTCTGAAATGAGAGAGGTTTATATCACACTGGCAGAGCCGCGACAATACATTGCTTATCGGATCAAGGCTATACGTGAATTGGCGGTAAAACACGCTTGGTACATTCGGCAGCCGTTAAAATATAGCTATCCCGAGTTAAACCGTTATCTCTCCATAATGGCAATCGACTTGAATATTGATATTCCGTTTGAACCGGTCGGATTTGATAGGTATTTGTACACATACGAAATTAACGCGGAAATTATGGCGTGGCTCCGGCAGGAAGAAAACACAATAGAGGAACGTTTTATAGACGGAGGGTTCGAACGAGATTATAAATGGTATCTTCACGTATTGACTCTTATTGAGAAGACGGAGGCAGAGGCGGTTAAAGAGGAAACGCGTATTCGTTCAGAGGTTTTGGAAGACATGGAGAAAGCGCTCAAGCACGTGCTGAAATACGTAGATATTGATCGGAGCGGACAAGAAATAGTCAAATACGTTAATGCCTCGCTGATGACCCGGTATTACGACGAGCAGTCGAAGCGGAACGGATACCGGCGCGTACGGCGTGGTGGCAGCGATCTAATGATAAAGCCACAGTTTGCGAGCCCGGTTGCTTCCGTACTTGGCGTTGACGTGCCTGCGTCGATGTTGGCGAAAAAGCTAACCGAACAGCAGAACGAGTTTTTACGGAAACTTACAGACAAGGCGGAAGATGATATACGAGAAAATCGGAACGAGGGATACAACGTTACAATAGAAGGAAGGTACATAATGAAAGGGGCGTATGCGGCGCAGATTAGCGGCCTTCCATACGAGGTAGCAAAGGGGAGGTTAACAAGAATCAAAAATAAATTTCGAAATTTTCGTCTCTAATTGTCCCTTTTTGACAGTATATTTATAACCTACGAAGGGGCTGGTAATGGGCATGATAATCCAAATATATTATACGCCGAAAACGTCCGGATTGCAACTGAAATTGACCGCTCTCATGTGTCCAAGGTATGACGATATGAGATGATGGGCGGGCGACATTCTCCTATATAGAGAGAACCGCGTAAATTCCTCCGCCATAGGGTTGTTTTTTACGCTGTTTTGTGGCTATACGTTATGAGGAAGTAGAATGTTGCGGGTACACTCCGCAAATATCTTTCTGATTTGTGAGCTTTTTGTACGTACTCACTCTTTCACCGTATATTCTATCCGTTTAGTTATCTACATGTAGTGAGGGAACTAGTCTCGTCATAGATTTCCTGCGTCTTTTTTCATTTTATGGTTGCTTTTTACCCGCTCAGTTGCCTACGTATATGAAAACGATGGGATCGCGTTTTAGCCGGCAACATTTTCCTATACATGAGGAACCTTATATTCGCGGTGTTTCAACGCCTTATAGTTGAAAGGTTGTTGCGTCATACCTATATTTTTCTCGATTTCACGGCTATATATAACGAAGGCAGCTATAAGCTTAAATCGCTCTCGTACCGTTTGCTTGGCGGCACGAACAGCGGTTTCTTTTTATTTACACTACACGCAAGAAATCTTGCGCAATTAAAGGAGGCTGACGTAATGATTATCGACTTTACCACCGTCAAAAAGCTGCGGCTGATCTACCGTCTATCCCTTGCGGAAATGGCGGCCTTACTCGGCGTGTCCGAATCGCATCTATGGCGCGTGGAGAAAGGAGAACGCCCGATTAATGAAACGATGCGCCAGCGCTGTGTTGAGGAACTCGAACTTACGTCCGATAAATTAACGCGCCTACTCGATATGTACCAGGATACGTTACTACCGGGAAAGTAGACGCTGCAACGGAAGGTATAACGTGTTCATCCGCTTTACCTTCCGCGTCGCTACGCTCCTGCGGACATCCGCCCCTAACCGGGACGTCTGTACATATTCTAAACGCGAGAAAGACTTTGGTAGAGATACACTTTCATCGTGCCATCTTTTGGGCGCGGTGAGGCAACGACCGAAGGGAGGCGGCAGGAGGTTATACGATCATTTTCATACTACATTTCGTGCGCGTCAAGGGAATAAGAATTGACTGAAGAAAGAGGGATAGAATCGACGGAAACACAGAAAAAGAGCAAAAAAAGGCTTTGCATCAACGTTTTTCAGTAGTGCCGCTCTAAAAAGCTTGTTCCTGAAAAGCGTGCTATTTCGCCTTTTTTGTTCCTGAAAAGCGTGCTATTTATAAATTACCAAAAGGAGGGGATTGCGTGTCAGTCGTGCGCAAGGAGGAACATCGAGTATGGGCAGGTCTTGCGCCCAAAGTAAAGCGGGGTGTAATCGCTCAGAAGGAAGCCGTCGAGCAGGAAGTCGGGGATATGCTCGGAGATACGCTCGAAATCGCACTCAAGGTTACGGAAAAACAGGCGCATGGCTATTCTGCTGTAAATGAGATCAGCGCGCACGAATCGGAAAACGGTGGCTTCGTGTTTGCTCTATTTGACGGCTGCATGACGATGAGCGAAAGGTTTCCTTCGCTGACACAGTCCGATCTAGCTCGTTTAATGTTCATCGGGACGTATACCGGCTATAATGGCCGCCTTCAGCACGATAACGGACGACGAATAGACCGGAAGCAACTTGAAAGACTACTCGGAATGAGTCGTCCCCGTTTCTCGGAACTGTACCGTAAGCTTGTGGACGAGGCTATCCTGACCGTAGAGGATGAGTACGGCGACCTATATGTGAACCCTTCTGTATTCTACAGGGGCGTGCTAAAGGATTCACAGTATAAGTTGGACCGTTTCCGTCATACTCGGATGTTTCGGGATACGGTACGCGGGCTATATGAGCGGTATAACGGCAGGAGTGTTAAGCAACTGGCGATCATCTACGCGGTTCTTCCTTTTGTAAGCTTCTCGACGAATATCGTTTGCTACAATCCGGAAGAACCCGATGAAGACCGACTCCAACCGATGGACCTCGAAAGACTGGCGGCCTTGCTCCACTATCAGAACACGCAGCGGCTTCGTATTGCTCTTGAGTCTATCAAGCTTGAAGGTGAGCCGGTGTTCTACCTGCCGCATAACGTCCGCGATAGACGTAAGAAGCGCATTATCATTAATCCGCGCATTGTCTTCGCAGGGTCGGCGGAAAAACTGGCGGCGATCAAAGTTCTCTTCAATTAATAAACACACGACCAAAGCGGCCCGATTCCGAGGCGGCTTATTTGGCGTGCTTTCAGGAGGTGAAACAGATTAGCGCTAAAGATGACGCGAAAGCCTATTGCTCGTATTTCAAACCGGATTCAAGCTGCATTCTACTCCACGCGATGGCGAAAACGGATAGGCGCTGCAAGAGGTGGCGCGGAGACTCTTCAATCCCGTGTCGCTATCTAAGTACGCAGGTTGCTAGACGATAACGAGGAGGCAACGAGTATGAAAACCAAATCATTAAACGTGAGGCACACGCTAATTAAAGTTGGCCCTCAATGTAACGAGCGTGTCGAAATATTCCGCGAAGGCCAGGCGGAGCCCATTCACGTACTAGATCGGGCGTTTCCCATTCAATTTGGGGACGAGGTCGAATGCGCAATCCAAAGCCTGACGTTCGGCGGAGTCATTGCGAGAAAGCTGACGAAGAAGGACGAGGCGATCGAGTACGAGTCGAATGTGCCGGAGGCTGTTGCGCTATATCTAGCCGCAGAGGAGGCGATTTGATGAAAGCGACCGTTTATCAGCACGTGTATGTATCAGGCGACAAGACGATGACGCTCGTTATTCTCGTGGACGAGAACAGCAGCGTCATAGACCGCCATAACGTAACTTACGAAGCTTATCCGCTTATTGACGTTGCTTGGTCTAATTTTGAGCATGTGACACGCATAGTTCATCGGTGCCTCGGAGCAGACACTGTTGATTATCACTGCAATGTACTCGGCCATTTTCGCCTTACCAAAAGTGGGAGAGGATATGGTCGCAAGCTTGTACAAAATCGGCTGACGGGAAAGCAGAGTACAAAGATATCATGGTCAAACGTGACGGAGGAAGAACAAGAGGAGGAATCAGCGTGAGTAAATTCATCAATCCAAAAACGTGGACAGGCGGCGTCGGTACCGGCGAGGAGATCGCTCCTTTGGTCACACGTACCGCGGCGTCAAGGGCGATTATTAGTCCGGTATCATCGTCGGTGAATACACGTTGGAGCTCCAGCAAGAGAAGGCGCACGCCCGTATCAAAGGGCTGATCGCGTAAGTAAATAGCGATATCACGGAGGTCCTTCGGGGCCTCTTTTTAATTCCATACAAAACATACGGAGGCTGATTATATGACAACAAGCAGACTGGATGCACTACTCGGAGCCACTACGGATTTACAGGAAGGCGTGTACATCCCTCGTTTGAAGACGGACTTCATCGTCAAAGCGCTGGATGAAGACACACTCGAAAAGGCTCGCGCACAGGCCACTACCGGTAAGGATAGATCGGTCGACGAATCGCTATTTAACCGGTTGCTCATCGTTAAAGCCGTAGCTGACCCAGACCTTAGCGATAAGTCACTCCGTGATCATTACGAAGCATCCGACGCAGCCGATGTGGTTAAAAAGGCGCTGTTACCCGGCGAACAATCCCGCGTCGTACAAGCGTTGTTGAAACTGTCCGGATTCGTTGACGATGCGAAGCTGATTGACGAAGCAAAAAACTAATCAAGTCGGGCGGGGAGTCTGCGTTGCTTCATGAAATCTTTCAGCGTCACGGGATTCCGCCCGACGAAGTTTACGCAAAGGAACGACGGCACCGGATGTTTATGTACGCGTCGATGATGCTCCAGTTTGAACGGGAAGCGAAGGCGGCGCAATAATCATAGGGAGGAATACGGATGAGCAAATCTAAACTACCGACCAGCGTTTTCGCCGATATGGAACGGGTAGTTCCAATCGCGACGCTGTTAGCGGAGATTATTACGTACACGAGGCCGGGTAACTACGGGTTTCGCACACGCCACGCAGAACAGTACGCAACTTGGGTGGAAGTAGCTGCGCGATTTGATGCTTCCGGAATACACACGTTGAAGACTGTCGGCCACCACATGTACCGACTTTCCGATACGCTGGAGAAAGCGGACGAGGCTGTAGATCGGGGACGTAACGCTATGAGGCAGACGGCGAGTGTACGTGATGCTCTGCGGAAGCTGTTGCGTGCGTTGGATCGTCACGGAGAGTGGGTGGTACGGAGTGTCGTTTGATTTAATCGGGCATTTACGCCTCAAGGACGATTTATCCAGCAAACTTAGTAAAGCAATGGGCGGAATGCTCAAGTTCGGCGTAGCAGCGACGGGACTCAGCGTAGCGACTACAGGGATTGCGTTTGCGGCGGACTCTGTAAAAAAGGCGATGAGTTTCGAGGCACAAATGAAGACTGTCCAAGCGTTAACGGGCGCTACGGACGAACAGACGAAGGCCATGCAGCAGCTCGCACTCGAACAAGGCGCAGCAACGAAATATAGCGCGCTTGAGGCCGCACAAGGGATCGAGGAATTACTCAAAGCGGGCATGAGCGTCGAACAGGTCGGTAAGAAGGGCGGACTTAACGCAGCGCTCAATCTCGCGACTGCTGGCGGACTTGGTCTCGCTGAAGCTGCGGAGATCATGTCGACCTCGCTAAATGCGTTTAAGAAGGACGGGTTAAAAGCGGCCCAGGCTGCGAATATTCTCGCGGGTACTGCCAATTCCGGGGCAACCGATGTAAGAAGTCTCGGATATGCTCTCGCGAGTGCGGGCGGCGTTGCGGACATGGTGGGGGTATCGTTCAAAGACTTTAATACCGCGATCGGCCTCATGTCCAATGACGGGTTGAAATCCGGGTCGGATGCCGGTACCTCTTATAAGTCTATGCTGATGTACCTGCAACCTCAGACGAAGAAGGCTACGCGCCTATTCGAAGACCTCGGCATCGGCGTCGGCAAGGCGAATAAGTTCTTCGAAAAGGGTAAGATCAAAGACCTAGCGGGCGTGGCTGACGTTCTGCAAAAGACGCTCGGTAAGATGTCGGAACAGGACCGGACGGCTACGCTGCTTGATATGTTCGGTACTGATGGTGTGAAGGCGGCGACTACGTTATATAAGGCTGGTTCCAAAGGCGTCGAGGAATTTCAGCGCCAGATGGCGAATGTCACTGCGCTACAAGTTGCGAAGAAGAAGATGGAAGGTGCGGCCGGAAGTGTGGAGGCTTTCTCGGGAGCCTTAGAGACGTTGCAGATTTCCGCGTTACTTCCGACGATGCCAATTATCGCTAAACTGGCAAACGCTGCGTCCCAGTTTGTAACGAAGTACACTCCGCAAATTACAGCGGCCGTACAGAAGGCGGTAACGACTGCGCAATCCTATATTAAATCAAACTTCATCAACAATCCGAAGTTCAACAAGCTTCCGGACTTGGAAAGTAAAGTCACCTTCGTCTTTGATACGCTTCTTGAGACGTTTAACGGCTGGTGGAACAAGAGCGGACGAGCAGGATTTGAGACAATCACGTCAAGCGCATTGGGCGTAATGATAGATGTCGTAGAAGCGTCAGCACCTCAAATCGCAAGCGCAGCATTAAGCGTAGGCCAAGCAATCGCGTACGGCGTTATGAAAGGGATCAAGGAGCATTTTAACCTCGTTCAAGCTCTAAATCCCAATAATGCTGCGAAAGAATTGATCGAACGTCAGTATTCCAGCTATGATTCCTTGAAAAACTCGGCCATTGAGAATGCAAAGAACAATCCAGGCAAACCTCTCATCGAGGGGGGAGAGATCAAAGCACCTCCTGCGAAGACTTGGAGTGAGAAAGCGTGGGGTTCCGTAGTTGATACAGGTACGGCCATCCGTAACTTTGCGACCGGATACGCAGGCGGTATCGACACTGTTCCTTACAACGGAATGCCCGCACGTCTCCACAAGGACGAGGCGGTCCTCACGAAACACGAAGCGTCCGAATGGCGCGATCAACAACGTGGTAAGGGCGGAAACACTCCATCAATCGTCATACAGAACGTAACGATCAATAGCGATATGGACGTTGAAAGGTTCGCCGGTATGCTAGCGCGTAGATTAGCGATGTAATAACGGGCGGGCTGCGGCTCGCTCTTTTTTTATATACGGAAGGAGTTGCGTTACAATGACGAGTAAGAAGCGCAAAAGACGCCCACGGCCACCGCTTGACGAGCGTCATAGGCTTGCAATCGAAATGCTGGCGCGCAAGGGCGTACATGACACAATGGATGAAATTGCGTCTCTATGCGGAGTAGATAGACGGACATTGTACCGCTGGAGGCAGCGTGAAGACTTTAATAAGGAGTACGAGAAGGTACACCGAGGGTTCATATCCGCAATACGTCGACGACATAGGAGTGCGGTAGATTGGCTCGCGCTTTCAGCGGATGAACTCACGGAGAGATGCCGAATGTTCGGCCTTATTTAAGCTGCGAGTCGGTTCGGATTCACAACGTATGCGAAATCGGGTGAAATGGCGTTATATCAGCGGTATATAGGGCTTTAGCGGCTAGTTATCGTGTCCCAAAACTGTACTTTATAGCGAATTTTCCTACACGAAGCTCCTGACGCGTGACCCCTTCGGAATTTTCAGACGCAAAGAAGAACGCAGCTTAACCGCGTTCCTTCAGCGCTCTATATAACGTTGCTTTCGTAACTCCGGTCAGTTCCGTTATCTCTGCGACCGTATGCGCCTGGCTATCGTACAGTTTGAGCGCTTGGTTAACGCGTTTACGGTCCGTCTTAGGGCGTCCACCGTTACGACCACGTGCTCTACTGGCCGCAAGCCCTGCGCGTGTTCTTTCTACGAGTACATTACGTTCAAACTCCGCAAATACGGCGAGCATACCGAACAGTGCTTTGCCGGCTGCGGTAGTTGTATCGAGTTTATCCGATAGGCTGACGAACTCTACGCCTTTATTCTTAACGTCTTCCAGCGTAGCTATTAACTTCAACGTAGAGCGCGCGAGCCTATCGAGTTTATAAACAACGAATACGTCACCGGGCCGTAGGCTATCGAGCGCTTTCTTTAACTCAGCGCGATCGTCCTTAGCCCCGCTAGCTTTCTCCGTGTATATACGTTCACATCCGTCAGCAATAAGCGCGTCTAGTTGTAGGTCTAACGATTGGTCAGCCGTAGACACACGAGCATATCCGATTCTCATACGCGATCCCTCCTTTAAATTAACGTAATCGTATCATAAACTCGTACGTTTTCGCAACGAAGAAATTGAGACGGGTTATGGTGCGAAAATAGACGGGCATACGGTGGGTGTACGTACGTTTAACCTAACGTTTCAAAAACGATTGTTTTCGGAACGCGAAGATTCAAAGCAAAAACGCTGTGACTCGGTGAAGAAACGACGTACCCCCAAGCGCCCCCTCGCGCGGCCCTAAATCAGGTGTACGAAATTTCGGCGTATCAAAATAAACTTCCGGAAATAATAAAGCGCTCGTCTACGGTTGTGTGATCCGTGGGCGGGCGCTTTTTCTTCGTTTACGAGCACGTTGCAACTCGGAAATATTTACCGTATAATATAACGGTAGCAACCGCACAGGAGCGGGAGCCTACGAAATCACATCACGCATAAATGAACGGTGAGGTCCTCGGGTACTTGTCGTCAATTTAACGTATATAATCGGTGTAAAACGTTGATGCAGCGGGGTTTTTATACGCTTACTAACGGTAAGTGACTTAAAATCCTGCGGTAGGTGACTACCGTACCGGTTCGATCCCGGTCCTCGGCACTATGTTTTATCTATTGAATCCCTTGATAATCAAGGGATTTTTTATTTTTTAGGGATTGAAATCATGAAACCCATATCATAGGGAACGAGCGCCTTTTTCGCTTTTGGGGACGGATTGGGGACGAACTTTTGGATCGAAGACGTCAAGGTGAGCTGTCGTTTTTCGACTGAGCTTCTTGGTGACGTGCGCATAGGTATCTGTGGTCACCTGAGAAGTGGAGTGTCGCAGTCGATGTTGAATCTCCTTGATTGATACACCCTGTCCTAGCAAATAGGTTGCATTCGTGTGGCCGAGTCCGTGGAGAGAAACATTACGGAATCCGTTACGCTCACACCAGTCTTTCCATCGTTGGGATGGCGTTGTGTGGTAATAGGGCTTTCCCGTCCCAGAGTGGAAAGCGAAGTTGCGATTCCCACCTTGCCACGTTCCCATTGCCTTTGCCTCAAGGCGTAATTTACGCATAGTTTTGACATGGACGGCTAGATCATCCATATACCATTTTGGCATATCCACGTAGTCCTCGGAAGCTTCTTCTTCCTCAAAATAGTTCTTTCGGTCTTTTCTCGCCTTCTTATGGGTCCACATGTTCCATCCCGTCCTCTTCTTATTATTACTAGACAGTATGGACACTTTCTCTATTAAACAGACATCTAACATTTACTTTAGCGAAGAAGCATACTTAGATGGATAGTGACGTTGCTGGCTATGGTTTTACTAGGTCTTTTTTAGTAGTTTTTTTACCGAGAAGCCGCCTCGAAATGAATTTCAATACATACACTTAGAATATGAACATATGAAGAAATAGTTTCCAAGAAAAAATAGGGAAGTTCGTTTTTATGTGAAATAATATTTTCTTATTTTAAAATGTAGAATGGAGGGGACTTCTTGTGCCACGAGCTTCAGTTATACTGCCAGTTTATAATAATGTGGCTTTTGTTTGGGAAGCAATACACAGTATTTTAGTTCAAACCTATTCGGATTTTGAATTAATTATTATTGATGATGGCTCGACAGATGGATCTGCCTTTCATATTTCACAGATAACAGACCCTAGGGTAATTAAAATCTTCCATAGTACCAATCGAGGGTTGATCGCTACTTTAAACGAAGGATTGAATAAGGCAACTGGTGAATATATCGTTCGTATGGATAGCGATGATATTTCTACGCCAGATCGACTGGCTGTACAAATATCATTTATGGATCAAAATCCATTGATTGATGTATGCGGTGCTGCTTTTACTACTTCTAGTGAAGGAGTAATGAAGGTGAATCCGGCCAGCCATGACGAAATTAAAACATGGTTGTTATTTCATTGCTGCATCTGCCATCCTGCTACAATAATACGTAATAGTATGATCCATCGGCTAGGCATTCAATATGATAGTAATTATCCCCACGCCGAAGACTATGAGTTGTGGAACCGATTAGCTTCTCAAGTACAAATGGCGAACCTTCCTAAAAACTTGCTGTATTATCGTCAACATAATGGACAAGTGTCCAATCAGCACAAAGTAATACAAGACGCCACCGCCCGGAGAATCCGACAAAGACAGTTTAGCCAGATGGGCTTGGAATTATCTGATGAAGAGAATCAAATTATGCTGGATATTCTTGAGTTTAAAATTAATCCCTACGATTATAATAGTTACGCTAAAGCTTTAGGATTTGCAAACTGGGTGCTGGGCCAAAACAGTAAGTATTTGGTTTATAATCAGGAGCTATTAAACATGGCTTTTTCACGGTGCATATCCCATATTCCATATTAACAAAGATATTAGCAAGCGATCGTAAAGTATCCTTGTACCCCGCTGGCATACGTCAAAGGGGTGTTATTTTACGAATTGCCGCTTAGCCCTGTCAGTTTCTTCAAGGACACATACGATGTACGGTATCTAAATAAAAGGAGGAATTCAAGTGAGTGAATGTGGACATGAGCATAAAGCCAAACATTTTTGTCCTTTCACATCGACGGGTGCAATTTTGGTGCTCTTTATCCTGTTGGTCATAATTACTAAAGCGTGTTGGATTTAATTTTATGAAAAGAATTGTATGATAATCCCACATCAATCAAGTTTCTTTCGCAATCTGCCCGAAATCAGATTAAATAAAAAGCTCTGCTAACCTTAATTGGTCGGCAGAGCTTTTTTATTGTTAAAGGAATTACCACACCAATCCCCGAATAGCTATTCGAGGTGATCAGCATGAACCATACATAATTATTTACAGAATTAACCAAACCAACTATAATAGCTGTAACACATACGGAAGCACCTCTGTACATTTCAAAAGAACCGATAGAAAGACCTTATGGTTTAACCTAAGGTCTTTTAATTTTAAATGAAGGAAGTGTCTAAAGTGTATATTGTCAGTCTAAAATATGTAAAACCTCTTAACGAAGTAGAGCGTTAAAGTGGCGTAGACAAGCGTTCCTGCGGTTATAAGCGGCGCAAGGAAGCGCTGCTTTCAGCTCCGCTCGTCATCCCGGAACTGCTGGATCGAGCGCTTTCCTTCGGGGCCGTAGCCGAATATGTCTTAATGGACCGTTGGTTCACCCCTGCCTCGCTCATTCAGGATTTGCTCAAGCGCGGCTTACACGTTATTGGCATGGTGAAGAACGACAATAAGCGATATCTCGTACAAGACAAACGGTTAAGCTTGAAGGAATTGTACGCCGTCGCTGGTCCGCTCGAAAGCTCAAATCGCCATATGTTGCGTCAGATCCATACGGAACTGGCTCCTGGCATTCCGGTCACGGTGGTGTTCATCCCATCGCTCCAAAAATAGGGAATGGCTCGCGATCCTTTCGACCGACCGAACCCTTACTGCAGCCGACATCATTGGTACGTATGGCCTTCGCTGGGATATTGAGGTGTTCTTTAAGTGAGCCAAATCCTTGCTGCGCCTGCAAAAGGAGTTCCAAGGTCGCTCTTACGATCTGCTCGTCAGCCACACAACCATCGTTTTTTCACGCTATATTTTACTGGCGTGGCAGCATCGGCAAAGCACAGACCAGCAAACGCTCGGCGGGCTGTTTTATTTGTTATGCGATGAAGTCAGCACCTTGGATTGGGCGGTCGCCCTGAGGCAACTCGTCGAATTGCTGAACGAACTTGCCACTCAGGTTAGCAAGAACATATCCTCTCTGATTAAGAGTCAACTTCAGAACTGGCTCGCTGGTTTGCCCAGCTATATCAAGGCTTATCTACCGATTTCAGACTGCGAAAGTTGAGTTAAGTACCACTTTCTTTTCATTTTTCCTCCGTCATTCATCGTTGTTAATCACAGTTATTAAAGGAATATAGCACCGATAGCTCTAGCGATAATATCAGCTAACCACGCTGCTACACCTATATACTGCATAGCCTGTGATAGCGCATCTTCAATACTGCCACTGAAATTGGTGACCACATCTAAAGCCTTTATTAGTGCATCGACTTTGACAACATTAATAAGATTCTTTTTAACAGTATCACTCACGGGCAGCCATTCAATTGTAGTTTTTATTACACTATCAATCTGGCTTGCTTTTGATTTAAGGGCTGCTTTTATTCCTTGAATTGTCCATTTAACCTTACACTTGAGTTGTTACGTCTCCATTTAGACTTGGCTCAGTACCATTAATTACTGGTGGTACAACTCCTTCTGGTTGATTGACAGATTCATTATATGTAGAAGAACTCACAGATGTACTTGCAGCAGAAGCGGAAAATGGAGACACAACAGAAATAGAAGAGCAGTTGTTGCAGAACTTAACATAATTTTTTTCGTTAATGGATTTATGCTCATTCCGATCTCTCCTTTTTTGTATTTTCGTCTATTAATATATAATTAATCACATGTCGAAGTAAGGGGAATTTAGAAAATCGGTAATGATGGCAAAAGTACCGGGTCTGTTTTCAGTAGACAAAACGGTATGGATTGTATCTGTCTGGAAGTTGTAAAATACGTCACCTTTTTCTGGTTCGCCTAAATACATACTCTCATTGATCGCTTCTATGTGTTCCTTACTGAGAGCTTGTACATCTTCTTTGTTGAGTCGTTGCTTGAAATATTTTATTGTTATCCATCCTTCCAAAGGGATTGTTTTCAGTATTGTTCAAGCCGCGTTCTTTGTAAATAGATTCAGTGATGCAATGCTAAAAAAATATTTCTTACATGAAGTAAAAAAAATTACCAGTTTACTAGGTTATTGTATTGCCTCAAACCCAAGTAAAATATACAATTACAGCAGGCTAAATAGGAGGATGGTGTATCTGTGTTATCTGCTTTTTTGTATATTTTACTTGGGTTATTCGATGCTTTGGCCGTTGTTACTTTGGTCTTAAAGCTTTATATGCTTCCCGTTTGGGAATATCGTAGAAAAATACTTTTTTACGCAATTGGCATAGCTTTGTTTTCTTTTCTAATGAGGGTAGTTATAGGCGTGCCTAAATTAGATTTGCCGTTTCAGTATTTGTTTATGGTTATCTTTTTTAGATTCGGTTTAGGGATCAAAACACATCTTGCGGCTTTTTCTGCAGGTTCTGGTCTAACAGCCTACATTAACCTACAGCTATTTGTATATCTATTTGCGAATTTTTTCGGAGTAGCACAACCGGGTGTTATCAATTACACTTCTGGGTTTTCTATTTACTTTATTCAGTTATCTTCTATCATTATTGCCTACTTGATTTCTTTTCTTATGGGGAAATATAACTTTGGATTCTCGTTTATAAATCAGCCTCCACACGATTTTTTAAGAGGTGAAAATTATTTCTCGTCCCTAAATAAGATGTTAATTATAGGTGCGCTAATATCAGCGGTCACTATCTCTATTACTTTATATATGCTTTATAACTCTAATACAATAGGATTGCTTTCCATTTCATTGTTTACTTTCGGATTGTCCTATTTCTTTTCAGATCGGGGGGATTACGAGGATGCTAGAAGCGCTATCGAGGCACATCGCAACAGAAATAAAAAAAGCTGACCCCGATGGTCCGACAAGTGTAGAAGTGATGGAATATGCGCTTGGTATAAAACTCACTGAAGTTTCAGCAGTAATCCTTGTGGCAGTAGCGGGCTGGATGACAGGGCACTTTTTTGGGGCGTTATTAGCATTGTGGACTATTATGTTTATGAGGAAATTTTCAGGAGGGGCACATTTCCGTAATCTTACGTTATGTGTCTGTTTTACAACGGTAATATGTGTAGCTATACCTTTCGTTGTTTTAAATTTACTAACGATTTTAATTATTAATATTTGTTCATTATTAGTGTTTTTAGTTTATGGACCTAATCATTTTATTTATATTAACAAGACCACTAATCATAAATATTATAGAACAGTATGTATTTTAGTTTGCACGTTGAATTTTTTTATGCAATCACACATAATATGCTTATCTTTAGCTATACAAGCTTTCAGTATTCTTCCTTTATGGAAAGGAGGGGAACGGAAATGGATAAGAAATTGGCAAGAGCTTTAAATGTAAAACTGGGGAAATACGCTGACGAATCTACCAAAAATGAAAAAACAGTATTTGGCGCTAAGCCAGTACCAGCAGAGCTGAAGAAAAAAGAAAAGAATTGATTATATAGAAGAGGGAAAACGAATATTTTCCACTAAGCTGCTCAAGGACAACATGCTAGGAGAAAGCTCTTTTTTTAGGGAAAACCACCTGGTTGCTATTGAATTATGGAAACCTAAAAGTAATTACCACATTCCGCTTTTTCACACTCTGTATGGAAAGTTTACGGTTCCTACTACCCTCCATGAGTGCTTGTCTGGCTTACCCACTTTTGTCAACTTAGACGGATCTAATTTGGTTAACATTACACAAGTAGATAAAATCGTCACAGGAGAGTACGGGGGTGGGCAGGTCATTTTCAAAAAATCCGATAAGAGAGAAAGTATAAACTCGGCAAATTTGGCTCGTTGGAAACAAATATATGCAGATGCAATGAATGCTGACAGAGAACTTCGTTACTTTTTCGGGGCGGAAATTTTAAAAGTAGGTAAGGCAGCAGAGAGTGGACTCTTTAAGATAATGGATATGCTTAGTATAGACATGTACGAACCTAAAAAAAATTACTATGTCCCACGATTCAACTCCGGTGATAAATCTTACGGAATCGGCCTAACTGCACAAGCCTGTAAAGAAGCTTTTCCTTATTTATATCCAGCCTATAAAGATACACTCATAAATCTTGGTTTAGTCAACATGATTGAGTCGTATGCATTTGGAGGATTGGTCCGTTTCGAGGGAACAAACTTCACTTACTCTATGTCGCACAATAAACTCAAAGCTCTCAAAAAGTGGTGGAAGTGACCCGTTAACTTGGCGGGTCATTTTTACTATCATATTTTAGATGTTAAGTCAATAACCAGTTAGACTAGGATGAGCCGAGTATATTCGATAAAATTCGACATTTTACCCGTTTTTATTTATTTTTCATGTGGTAAAATTTGATTATATAAACAAAGAATTCTGTTGTAGGAGGGATGTAAGGGGAATGAAGTACATAAAAATATGTTTGGGGGATGAGAAAAATAGCATTGTAGAATACAGACTTTATTGTGGGGGCTATAAAAAACATCCAGAGGAGAGGCCTGAAAGTCGCTCCAGAGTCCACTCGTACAGATCTTCAGCATGACACTCCAAAACAATGGCAATTAGGACTGCCGCCTCATACGGCATTTTCTCCCTGCCTTTAATCCAGTTAGTTATCTGTACTGGAGAATAGCCGATCTTCCTCGACAACTTTGATTGAGTTGTCTTGGCGAACTCAATTCTGGATTTTAACAGGCATCTCCCCCGGATGAGTTTAATCAT